GTCCCTGGCGCATCTTCGGTCGCCTCGGGTGTCCCTATTGATGCCACCACCGGCACCGCCGTCCTCACTGCTGCTGCACTGCGCTCCGCCATGGGCCTGGCCAGCGCCAACCTTGACACGCAACTGGCCGCCATCTCGACCACAGCGGCACCGAGCGCTGCCGCGATCCGCACGGAGATGGATGCCAACTCGACCAAGCTGGCCAATCTCGACGCCACCGTGAGCAGCCGCAGCACCTACGCAGGCGCCGACACCAGCGGCACCACCACTCTGCTGAGCCGGCTGACCAGCGGCAGGGCAGGGAACCTGGACAACCTCGACGCCACGGTGAGCAGCCGCCCTTCTGCTGCCGACATCGCCACCGCCGTCTGGGCCGCCGCGACACGAACCCTCACCACTGCCATCGACAACAGCGCCACCATCGCCGCAGCGGTCTGGAGTTACGCCACCGGCCGCACTATTACCGGCGGCACTGTGGATACGCTCACCAGTGCGCCGAGCGTGCCGTCGGCCGCAACCATCGCGTCGCAGGTCCGCACCGAACTCAGCACCGAGCTGGCCCGGATCGACGTGGCAACCTCTACCAGGCTGGCGCCGGCTGGCACCTTGGCGCGGGTGACGTTGACCGATACAGCCACCACGCTGACGAATGCACCCACGGTGCCAACTACCAGCCAGATCGCCAGTCAGGTCAGGACCGAACTTGCAGTTGAGCTGGCCAGGATTGACGCCACGATTAGCAGCAGGCTTGCCGCAGTCAGCTACACCGCAGCTCCCACCACGGCAGCAATCCGCACCGAGCTGAGCACCGAACTGGCTAGGATCGATGCTGCAGTCTCAACACGCCTAGCACCCGGCGGCACTCTGGCTCGGGTGACCTTGACCGATACGGCCACCACGCTCACCAGTGCGCTAAGCGTGCCAAGTGCTGCCACGATCGCCAGCCAGGTTCGCACTGAGCTGCAACCCGAGCTGGCCAGGATGGCAAACGCAGCTACCACTCAAGAGGTGGCCGATCTTGTCCAGGAGGCCATCCAACCATGAGCACGAAGCGCGAGCAGATCCTGCAGGCCATGCAGGCGGCCCTCGTCGGCACGACGAGCGTCGGCACCCGCATCTATCGAACCAGGGTCACCCCGGTGCCCCGCGAGGAAAGCCCGGCGCTCATCATCGAGCCCATCAAAGACACCCCGGCGCTTGAGACGCACCTGGCCACGATCGACTGGACCTTCCTGGTGCGGGTGAACGTGATCGTTCGGGGCAACATCCCTGACCAGGTGGCCGACCCGATTGTTGCCAGCCTGCACAGCAAGCTCATGGCCAGTCCCACCCTGGGGGGCCTGGCCATCGACATCTTGCCGGCGCCCACTGATTTCAACTTTGCAGAGGCCGATGGGCCGGCCGGGGAGATCCACTGCGACTATCGTGTCCTCTACCGGACCTCGCTTGCAAATCTGGAGACCTGAGGATGGCTACGATGGTGGACGAATACTGGGGTCAGGGCGGGGAGTACCTGCTGGACCCGAAAACCGGCAAACGGAAGCTGATTCAGCGGACAGAGCCGGCCCAACCCTCCGAACCTGAACCCGAGGTACTGAGCGATGCCGCTTCTCTCCCGCAAGCGCCTGATCCTGGCGAAGACTGAAACCACCTACGGCACGTCTGCAGCGCCCTCGGGCTCTGACGCCGTGCTGGTGCGCAACCTGGAAATCACTCCGCTTGAGGCGGACGTGGTGACCCGTGACCTGGTGCGCCCCTACCTGGGGAACTACGACATGCTTCTGGCGCAGCCCCGCGTCAGGGTCACCTGCGAGGTGGAACTGGCCGGCTCCGGCACGGCAGGGACCGCCCCTCGCTATGGCTCCCTGCTGCTGGCCTGCGGCACCGCTGCGACCACCGTTGCCAGCACCTCGGTCACCTATGCCCCGGTGAGCAGCAACTTCAGCAGCGTCACCATCGCCTACAACGTGGACGGGGTGCAGCACCTGGTCACCGGTGCCCGCGGAACATTCTCGCTCAACTGCCAGCTGGGCCAGATCCCGACCATTCAGTTCGAGATGACGGGCATCTACAACCTGCCCACCGATACGGCGCAACCTGCCGTGACCTATGCGTCGCAGGCCACCCCGCTGATCTTCCGCGATGGCAACACCTCGGCCTTCTCTTTCTTGAGCTACGCCGGCTGCCTGATGTCAGTTGAGTTTAACCTGGCCAACGACACCGTCTACCGCGAGCTCATTGGCTGCACGAAGCAGGTGCTCATCACGGACCGCAAGCCCGCGGGCACCGTGGTGATTGAGGCGCCCACCATGGCGACCAAGGACTACTACACCCTCGCCCTGGGCACTTCGACCGGAAGCCTGACCTTCCTGCACGGCACAACCGCCGGGAACCGAGTAACCTTCACCGCACCCCAGAGCGACCTCGGCCAGCCAACCTACTCGGACAGCGACATGATTCAGATGCTGAATCTTCCCTTTGTCGCCACCCCGACCACGGCTGGCAACGACGAGTTCTCTCTGGCCTTCACTTGATAGGAGTTCACCCGCATGGCCTTCGTTCTCTCGCAGAGCGAGTCCTACACCTGGCCGGTTCCCGTTGAGTTTCCCGTCAGCGGGGGCCGGTTCGACAAGCAGACATTCGATGTCGAGTTCAAGCGCCTATCCCAGGCCCGCATCCGCGAGGTCTGGGACGCCATCCAGGCGGGCGAAATGACCGACAACGACCTCTGCGACGAGGTGGTGATTGGCTGGGCAGGCGTGCAGGACGGCAAAAGCGACGAGATCCCGTTCAGCGAGACGGCAAAAGCCAGCCTGCTGAACGTGCCGCTCGTCGCCTCGTCCATTGTGAGCGCATGGTTGGACAGCCTGGCAAAGGCGAAACGAAAAAACTGACCGACGCCGCGGAATACTGGTTTTCCGGCGGCGTGAAAGACGAAACCCCAGACGATGCTGCAGCCCTAGGGGTGATCTTTCCTGACGAGGCAGTGCAGTCAGGTGACTTTGAGGTCTGGCCGGAGAACTGGCCTGCCGTTGAGATGTGGTTGCGGATTCAAACCCAGTGGAGAACCAGCGTGAGCGGCATCGTGGGCCTCGACTACTCGGTTCTGCCTTGGCTCTTTACAATGTACGAGGTGAGCACCCCACGCGACCTCCTGGAGGACCTGCAGACCATGGAGGCGTCCGTGCTGGTACTGATGAGCAAGGAGGCCTGAGCCAGTGGCGTTGAACCTGCCGGCCTCGATCACAATCTCGGCCAACGTTCAGGGCAGTCAAAACCTCAACACCCTGGCGCGACAGCTGCAGCAGCTGTCCGCCAGCTCGCAGCTCAGCGGCCGCAGCCTGGACCGGCTCTACACCGAGACGCGGAAGCTGGGCGGCGCAGCTGGCAACACGATCAGCAGTCTCAAGGGCCAGGCAACCGCCCTCAGGGCACTGCGCGACGAGGCGGAGTTTGGCAGCCGCAAGTTCAAGCTCCTCACCCGCGACATCGAGGCTGTCGAATCTCGGCTGAAGCGATACCAGCAGACCGCGGGACAGGCCGGTGGGCTGACCAGGGGCGGCGCACTCATGGCAGGCCTTGCCGGCGGCATTGCTGGCGGAGTGGCCACCATGGTGGCGTCCAAGGCTGCCGATGCCGTGGGCGGCATTGCCCAGGCCGGCCTGAGCGCTGAAACGGCGCAGGTGCGCCTCAAGGCCCTGACCGAGCAGTTTGGCGAATACAACCAGGCGCAGGCCTCTGCAGAGCGCATTGCCAAGACGCTTCGCATCAGCCAGACGGAGGCCACTGATGGCTTCTCGCAGCTCTACGCCGCGCTCCGGCCCACCGGCGTCACGCTGAAGGAAACCGAGGACGCCTTCATTGGCTTCACCGCAGCAGCCCGGGCGAGCGGCGCAACCTCTACCGAGGCATCGGCGGCGCTGCTGCAGCTCAAGCAGGCCCTAGGCTCCGGCGTCCTGCAGGGCGATGAACTGCGCTCCATCCGAGAGCAGGCGCCCCTTGTGGGCCAGGCCATCGCCAAGGAGATGGGCGTCACCATTGGCGAGCTGAAGAAGCTGGGCTCGGAGGGCAAGATCACGACCGACATCGTGCTCAAGGCCCTGGCCACCCTCAAGGACGAGAACCTTGGCAAGCTGAACCAGCAGTTCGACACCGGTGCGCAGGCGATCAAGGACTTCCAGGTGGCGGCCGAGAACCTGGGGAAGGTTCTGTCGCGCATTTTTGGGCCGACCATCGTGGCAGCCATCAAAGATGTCACCAGCGGCATCCGCGACATGGCCGACGTACTGGGCAGCCTGTCTGGGGACAAGGACGCAGAGGCCCGGCTCAGGAACAGGATCACAGCCCGTGACATGGCGGCCGACGAAACGGGCAAGCGGTTCGGCATCAGTGGTCTCTGGCGCCAAGGCGAGCAGCAATCGTTCTTCCAGCAGCGCCAGCAGCAGATCTTTGATCGGCTGGAAGAGGAACGCCTTGTTCGCAGGGAGCAAGCGGCAGCCAAGGAGGCCGCCACCCGTGACCAGCAGCGAGCCAAGGACGACGCAGCCCAGGAACGCCAGGCAGGCCGCCAGCGTGCGCTGGACCAGGCCTCAGAGGACGAGCGCAAGAAGCGCGAGAAGATGGCCCTGGATCTGGCTAACAACGCGGCCAAGCTGGAACAAGACCTGTCCGATCTGCGCGAGGACCGGGAGCGCCGCCTGGCGGAGTTCCGCGAGCAGTCAATTCAGAAGGCAGCAGACCTCGAGCGCAGCCTGGGCGATCAGCGGCAAGAGCTGGAGCGCAACACCGCCGAGCTTCGTCGGCGCATTGCCGGCCAGGAGGCCGACTTCCAGCTGGAAGCTGAGCGCCTGCGGCTTCGCGCCAACGGGCTGAGCACGGACGGGATAGAGCTGCAGCAGCGGCTCAATGAAGCCACCCGACGATTCAGTGAGGCGCGGATTCAAGCCGAGGAGCAGGCATCGAACAAGCGGGTTCAGCTGGAGCGCACCCTGGAGGATTACAAGCTCGCGGTCACCAGGGGCATTGCAGAGATCCTCAAGGACGCCGCGCAGAAGATGGCAGACAAGATGCGTGAGGGCGCCCGGGACGCTGCCAGCATCATGAACGGCGGCGCAGCTGGTGCAGCTGCAGCAGCTGGAAGCGGCAGGACCGGCCCCGGCGGCATCATCGCTCGCACCGGCAACTCGGGCGACAGCACGGGCCCGCACCTGGACGCCAGGTGGGCAGACAGGCGGCCGATCACCATGGCCGACGTGGCCCGGTACGTTCGCCTCAATGGGCAGGTGCCGGGCTCCGGGGCGTTCCCGGCGACTTCTGGGTATGGGCCTCGCAGCCTGTTCGGGCGGAGCTTCCACTACGGGCAAGACATCGGCTCAGGGGTCGGCACCGCTATCTCCCTGGTCAACGGGGCCACCCTGTCGCGCAACCTGGGAAACACCGGCGCGGGCGGCTACGCCGTGGAGATCAGCACCCCAGAGGGCGCCATGCGGCTCTTGCACCTGCTCGCGGGCTCGGCAGCTGTTCCGGGGGCCGGCAGGCCTGCAGCAGCAGCCAGCCCCGCATCGTCCGCAGTGGCCCCTGGCGACATCCCCGGCATGGCAAAGGTCACCGCTGCTGGCAGTGCCCTGGACAGGGCCCTGGGCGCCAACACGGCAGCCGGCATTGCTGCAGCAGGTGGCGACCTGATTGCCTCCCGCCAGGCAGAGCTAGGGGGCATCACTGCAGAACTGGACCAGCAGGCCAAGTCCGCCAGCCAGCAGCTCGACAACTACAAGGAGATCCTCCAGCTGCAGCGCAGCGGGCTCACCCCCGAACTGGCCCAGCAGCGATTCGAGGCGATAACCGCGGCGAACGCTGAAACGGATAAGCTGCAGGTGCTGCGGGACCAGCTGGTGATCGATCAGGCTGAGAAGGGCCTGACAGACCAGCAGAGGGCCAACCTGCAGGGCATGGTTGCCACCATCGATGAACGCCTGGCCAAGCAGAAGGGCATCGTCGCTGGACTGACCGCAGAGCAGCAGCAGCTGGAACAGCTCAGGCAGGCCTACGAACGCCAGAAGCAGCTGGTGGAGGGGATCGCCAACTCGATCGGCAATGGCATCAGCCAGGGCATTGACCTACTGATCGAGGGAACGGACAACTGGGGCGACAGCCTCAGGCAGATTGCTGCTGGCGTGCTCAAAGACATTGCCCGGCAGATTGCTCAAACGATGGTGGTGCAGCCAATCGTTGCCGGCCTCAAGAGCGGCCTGAGCAGCCTGTTCGGCTTTGCGGACGGCGGCGTCATGACGTCCGCCGGCCCGCTGCCCCTGCGCACCTACGCCGGCGGCGGCATCGCCAGCTCCCCTCAACTGGCCATGTTTGGCGAAGGCTCAATGCCAGAGGCCTACGTCCCGCTGCCCGACGGCCGTCGCATCCCGGTGGCCATGAAGGGCGGCGGCGGCGGCGGCACAACCGTGAACGTGAGCGTTGATGCCAGCGGAACGCAGGTGCAGGGCAACGCCGGGCAGGGCGAGCAGCTGGGTCGAGTTGTGGCGCAGGCTGTCCAGGCCGAGCTGATCCGCCAGAAGCGCCCCGGCGGCCTGCTGGCGGCATAGGATCGGGCCATGGCAACCTTCACCTGGACCCCCAGCTTTGAAGCCACCGAGGGCAGTCAGCCCCGGGTGCGCAGGTTCCAGGCCGGGGACGGCTATGAGCAGCGGCTGCGCTTTGGACTGAACACAAATCCCAAGGAATGGGATCTGACGTTTGCAGAGCGCACCGACACGGAGCGGGACGAGATTGCAACCTTCTTGGACGCCCGGGCGGCGGCCGAGGCGTTCGACTGGACCCCGCCCCGCGGCACGGCGGGGAAGTACGTTTGCGAGAGCTGGCAGATCACCCTTCGGGCCTGCAACTTCAACACCATTCGCGCCAAGTTCCGGCAGGTCTTTGAGCCATGACGGTTCCTGTTTCTGACCTACAGGCAGTCGCCCCAAGTGCAGTCATTGAGCTATACGAACTTCAGCTCAATGTGCTGCAGCACGGGGTCGCAGACATCTACCGTTTTCATGCCGGCACCAGCCTGAGCAACAATGGCAGCCTGATCTGGAACGGCAACACCTACCAGCGATTCCCGGTCGAGGCAGATGGGTTTGAATACAGCGGCAACGGGCAGCTCCCTCGCCCCAGGGTGCGCGTCAGCAACATCTTGAGCACCATCACGGCCCTGCTGCTCACCCTGCCCAAGGGGCTGGAGGGAGCGCGGTTCACCCGGGTGCGCACGCTGGCCCGCTACGTGGACGCTGCCAACTTCCCAGGGGCCGTGAACCCCTACGGGACGCCCGATCCAACTGCAGAGTTTCCCCGGGAGATCTACTACGTCGATCGCAAGGTTGCCGAGACCCGTGACGTGGTTGAGTTTGAGCTGGCGGCCGCTTTCGACATTGCGGGGGTACGAGCACCGAAACGCCAGTGCATCGGCAACATCTGTCAATGGAAATACAAGTCAACAGAGTGCGGCTGGGTTCCGGCTCAAGTTCTCTCTGGCACCTACGTTAGCAGGGCGCTCACGGGCACCTACTCGATGACGGGAACAACAATCACGGTCACGTCTGCATCGCATGGCCTTGTGGCCGGTGACTACGCCTACTTCACTTTCCCTATTGCCTCTGGCACTTTCTTGTGGAGCGGCACAACAGTCACCGTCACATCTACGGGCCATGGCCTAAGCAACGGGAACCGAGTCTACATCGAGTTTTGTAGAAGTTCTAACGACACGTATAGGCCATCGAGCGGCTATTACACGATCGGCGGCGCTACAACTAACACGTTCACCGTCACGGCCTCTTCAAGTAACTCGTCCACTGGAAAGGCCACTGTCTACGGCGATGCCAATGGCGGTTTCTACACCGTGGCAACGGCAACGACGAACGCCCTGACAATCACCAGCGGCGAGACTGGCTCCGGCGCCACGAACGGCAAGGCAGGCATCGCCATGCTGAAGATCACCGCAACCGCTCACGGCCTGCCGGCCGGCCAGTTCCTCAACTTCACCTTCTCCACTGGCGGCTTCGCCTCTGGCCAGTACCGGGCCGGCGCAGTGGACACGAACACGATCTGGCTCAAGGTCACCAGCAGCCTGACCACAACTGGCAACGTCTCCGCCGCGACGCAATACTTCGACGACACGGATGCCCCGGTTGCCAGCCTTGCCCTGGACGCCTGCGGGAAGCGCCTGTCCAGCTGCAAGGCACGGTTCGGCGCAACGGAAGCGCTCCCCTTTGGCTCGTTCCCTGGCATCGGTGGCTATTACTCATGACCTGGCAGGAGGCGGCGCTGGCCCACGCCGAAAACGAGCTGCCCCGAGAGGCCTGCGGCCTGGTGGTGGTGGTCAAGGGCCGCGAGCGCTTCTGGCCCTGCGCCAACCTGGCCAGCGGCAACGACCAGTTCATTCTTGATCCGCACGACTACGCCGCGGCCGAGGACGCCGGCGAGGTGGTGGCCGTGTTCCATAGTCACCCCTACACCCCGCCAGCGCCGAGCCAGCCCGACCTGCTGGCGATCGAGCGGACAGGGCTGCCCTGGTGGATCGTCAACCCCCGTACAGGGGCCTGGAGCGGCGAGCTGCTGCCCACGGGCTACCGGGCCCCCCTGATCGGCCGCGAGTGGGCCTGGGGCGTGTCTGACTGCTGGACCCTGGCCCGCGACTGGTACGCCGAGCAGGGCCTGCAGCTGCGGGACTGGGATCGCCCCGTAACTCCAGAGGCATTTGAGGCGGACCCCATGTTTGACCGCTGCTGGCAAGAGGCAGGCTTCCGGGAGCTGGCAGCAGAAGACGAGCTGGCGCCAGGCGACTTCCTGCTGCTCAGCATCAGCGGCCCCGGCCTGAACCACTGCGGGGTCTACCTGGGCGATGAGCTGCTGCTGCACCACATCCGGGGCCGGCTCAGCAGCCGCGACCTCTACGGCGGGTGGCTGCAGAAGTGCACTGGCCGCCGGCTGCGACACTACGATGCGGGGAGGCTTCAGCCGGGATGATGCTGCGCAAGATCCGGGTCTATGGGCGCCTGGCAAAGTTCCTGGGCCGCCGCAAGTTTGAGGCAGAAGTTGCCAGCGCTGCTGAGGCGGTGAGGTTCTTGCTGGCCAACTTCCCCCAGCTGGAGCGGCACATGGCTGACCAGCACTATCGAGTGACGGTGGGCGACTACGACCTGCAGGATGACGAGCTGCACTCGCCAGCCGGGCAGCAGGAGATCAAGATTGTTCCCGTCCTGGCGGGCGCTGGCGCGGTCGGCCGAATCATTGCTGGCGTGGCACTGATTGCGCTGTCGTTCTTTCTGCCCCCGGTGGCAGGGATTGCCCTTGGAACGATTGCGTTCGGCGTGGGAGCGTCGCTGGTGCTGGGCGGCGTTGCCCAGCTGCTCACGCCGGTGCCGAACACTGCCAGCGTGACCGACTCTGAGAAAGACCCGCGCAAGTCCTACAGCTTCAGCGGCATCCAGCAGACCAGCCGGGCGGGAGTGCCGGTGCCAATCGTCTACGGGGAAACCCTGGTCGGCTCGGTGGTGATCTCGGCCGGCATCGACACGGTGAACGTCTGATGGCTGCGCTGATCGGCGGTTCTGGCGGCGGCTGCTTCCTTGGCCACACCCCTGTCCGGGTGCCGGGTGGCGAGCGTCGAATCGATGAGCTGCAGGCCGGTGACACCGTGCTCAGCTTTGACGATCGAGGCCAGGTGCATGAGGCCCGGGTGCTCAAGCTGCACGTCCACGAGGGCGAGCAGGTGGTGCGATACCGGCTCTGGGGCGGCGGCACCCTGGACGCAACGCCAAACCACTGGGTCCTCAACCAGTTCAACGCCTTCGTTGCGATCGGCACGCTGGGCTCCGACGACTGCCTGGTCGACGAGAACAGCCACCTGCGGCCAATCGTGGCCCGCGAGCCCCTGGGGGAGGGCACCGTCTACAACCTCACGGTGGAGGGCTACCACACCTTCATCGCCGGCAAGATCCGGGTGCACAATGCAGGCCTTGGGGCTGGCCTGATTGCGGGCGCCGGCGGCGGGGGTGGTGGCAAGGGCGGCGGCGGCGGCTCAAACAACCCCAAAGAGGTTCCTGACAACCTCAACTCAACGCAATACGCGACCCTCATCGATCTCATCAGCGAAGGCGAGATCGAAGGGCTAAAGAATGGCCACAAGTCTATCTACGTCAATAACACGCAACTCCAGAACAACAGCGGCACCTATAACTTCAAGGGCGTCACGGTTGAGACCAGGAATGGCACTCAAAACCAGTCCGCCATCGCCATCGCATCGGACATTAGAAACGAGATTCCTGTCGGGATCTTGGTAGAAAAAGACAATCCAATCACCCGGTCCATCACCGAGCCCACGGTCAACGCCGTGCAGGTGACAATCTCGGTCCCAGCCCTGCAGGTGTTTCAAAACGATGGCGATGTCGTTGGCTCAACCTTTGGCCTAAGCATCCAAGTCCAATACAACGGCGGCGGCTTTAATGCCGCAGTGACTGACACCATTACGGGCCGCAGTGGCGATCAGTTTGAGCGGAGCTACCTTGTGAAGTTGACCGGGGCATTCCCGGTTGATGTGCGCGTTGTGCGAACAACAGATGACAGCACTTCAATTAAGACTATCAATGCCTTCAGCTGGAGCAGCTATGGCGAGATCACCTACTCCAAGCTCCGTTACCCGAACAGCGCACTCGTTGCCATGCGGGTCAACGCCGAGCAGTTCAACGCTATCCCCAGCCGCTCTTACCTGGTTCGGGGCATCAAGGTCAGCATCCCCAACAATGCGACAGTCGATTCCACGACAGGGCGGCTGATTTACAGCGGCATCTGGAGCGGCACCTTTGGCGCTGCGCAATGGACCACCGACCCGGCGTGGATTCTTTGGGATCTGCTGACTTCGACCCGGTACGGGTTTGGAGATCACATCCAGGCGGCGCAGCTCGACAAGTGGGCGTTCTACGCCGCAAGCCAATACGCCTCGGCACTGGTGCCCGACGGGTTCGGTGGGCAGGAGCCCCGTTTCTCTGCCAACGTCAACATCCAGACGCAAGAGGACGCCTACAAGCTCGTCAACGACATGGCTTCGATCTTTCGGGCCATGCCTTTCTGGGGGGCGGGGACGTGCACCCTTGGGCAAGACAGGCCGGCGGACACGTCTTACCTGTTCACCTACGCCAACGTCACCGAGGACGGCTTTTCCTACCAGGGCGGCAGCCTCAAGAACCGCCCGACCGTTGCGGTCGTCAGCTACCTCAGCCTCAAGAAGCGCGACATCGACTACGAGGTGGTCGAGGACCAGGCAGCGATCAAGAAATACGGTGTCGTCACCCGGGAGGTTTCTGCCTTTGCCTGCACCTCGCGGGGGCAGGCTCACCGGCTTGGCGAATGGCTGCTTTACTCCGAGTGGAACGAAAGCGAGATCGTAAGTTTCACCGCTTCGATCGATGCCGGGGTGGTGGTGCGGCCTGGCCAGATCATTGAAATCAGCGATCCAGTGCGGGCCGGCTCGCGGCGAGGCGGCCGCATCCTTGCCTCAACCACCACCACCGTCACGGTGGATGACACGACGGGGCTGACCTACGTGGTGGGCTCCACCCTGTCCGTGGTGATGTCGGATGGCACGGTGCAGTCCCGGGCGGTGCTCAGCATCACCGGGGCAGTCATCACCGTATCGGTTGCCTTTGCCTCTGCCCCCAACGTCAACAGCGTGTGGGTCTACCAGTCGGCAGGCCTTGTCACTTCCACCTGGCGGGTGCTGACGGTGCAGGAGCAAGACGGGGCGCGATACGCGATCACGGCGCTGGCGCACAACGCATCGAAATACGACTACATCGAGCGCGGCGTGACGCTTGAGCCTCGGGATGTCACCAACCTCAACGAGATCCCGGCAGCTCCAACGGACATGCAGATCGACGAGCTGCTCTACGAGTATCAGGACCAGGTGCGGGCCAAGGTGCTTGTTAGCTGGAAGCCCGTGCTCGGGGTGAACCAGTATCAGGTTCAATGGCGAAAAGAGCTTGGCAACTGGACGGTTGAAACCGTAGACGGACCTGACTTTCAGGTGCTCAACATTACACCCGGTCTCTTTGAATTTGAGGTCTATTCACTTAACGCTACGCAGAAGCCATCTATTACGGCGCTCACCGGTAGTATCTCCGCGCTGGGCAAGACGGCACCCCCTGCCGATGTCTCCAACCTCAACTACACCATCAGCGCAGAGCTGGGCGTGCTGCTGACCTGGGACATGGTGCCGGACATTGATCTGGATCTGTATGAGATCAGGCGCGGCGCCAGCTGGGGGGCCGCAACCGTTGTCACGCAGGTCAAGGCGAACACCTACAAGATCGGTTCTTTGGACGCGGGCTCCTACACCTACCTCGTCAAGGCCATCGACAGCTCGGGCGTCTACAGCACGAATGCCGCCACCATCACGGTCACGCTTGCCCGGCCCAACGCGACAACCGTTTCCAGCTCCGTTCAAAACACCGATGTCGTGCTGACCTGGGCTGCGCCTGCTGTCACCACCTATCAGATCGCCTACTACCGGGTCACCTACGGCAACACCTACGCGACCAGCGTCGAGATTACTCAGACCCGAAGCCTCAATGTCACGGTGGCCGTGACGTGGTTTGGCTCTCGCACTTTCTACGTGGTCCCTGTCGATCTGGTGGGCAACACGGCCACGACGCAGGGCAGCACCACGGTCACGATCAGTGGGGCTGCGGCGCCCACCATCTCGGCCGCCGTGGGCGGCTCAATGGCAACCCTGACCTGGAACGCCGTGGCGGGCACCCTGCCGACCGCGAGCTACGAAATCCGCCGTGGGGCCACCTTTGCCACCGCGGCAGTCCTGGCCAACATCACCGGCACCTCCTACACCCTCAAGGCCGACTGGAGCGGCAACCAGACGTTCTGGGTCGTGGCCAGAGACGTGAACTGGAACTACGGCACCGAGGGCTCTGTTGTGGCCACGGTCAACGCGGCCGGCGCCACATCCGTGACGGCCAGTTTCTCGGGCCAGAACGCGATCTTCAGCTGGGCGCCGGTGAAGGGCACCCTCGATACGTCCGGCTACCTGCTCAAGCGCGGCTCGACGTGGGCGGGCGGCACGGCGGTCGCCACCATTTCGTCCACTGCCTACACCCTGAAAGCCGACTGGGGCGGCACAGCGCGATTCTGGGTGGCGGCGCTAGACGTGAACGGCACCGAGGGCACCCCCGCCAGCGCGGACGTCGTTGTGACGGTGCCCATCGCTCCCACGGTCACGCAGCAGGTGATCGACAACAACGTCCTCCTCCGCTGGAACGACTGCACCCAAACCCTGCCCATTCTTAACTACGAGGTCAGGCGCGGATCTACCTGGGCAGGTGCCACCGTGATCGGCACGAAGCAGGGCGGATTCACCACGGTGTTTGAGACAGCTTCAGGGACCTACACCTACTGGATCGCCGGCATCGATTCGGCCGGCAACTACGGCACCCCTGGCTCGGTCAATGCCGTGCTGAACCAGCCGCCTGACTACGTGCTGCAGCTGGACCAGAACAGCACCTTCTCCGGCACGAAGGTCAACATCATCACCGATGCGGTGCTGGGCCAGGTTGTCGGCATTGACTCAACTGAAACCTGGCAGAGCCATTTCACCAGCCGGAGCTGGAGCACCCCGCAGGATCAAATCAATGCAGGCTTCGCATACTATGCGATGCCCACCACCACGTCGGCGTCCTACGAGGAGGAGTTTGACTACGGGACGATCCTGGCTGGCACCAAGGTGAGCGCCACCCTCACGCGAACCCTTATTGCCGGTGCGGTCACCGTCACGCCGACACTGCGAGTGCGGGGCACTACCAGCACCGCGGCAACCTATTCCCAGGCCGGCACCACCACAATCACCGTGACATCCACGGCGCACGGCCTGACCGTGGGCGACTACGTGTTCCTCGACTTCACCACTGGCACAGCCACGGATGGCACCTACGTCGTCGCCACCGCTGCGAGCAACACCTTCACGGTCACTGCCGCTGCCAGTGCCACCACGAGCGGGAACGTGAGCTGGGTGAAGTGGACAAGCTACGCCAACGCCTCCGAGGTGTTTGCCTCTTCCTTCCGTTACTTCCGAATCCGGTACGACTTCGCCGCGGCCGGCGGGGATGACCTGCTGCTGCTGACAGCCCTGAACGTCCGCCTCGACTCCAAGCTGCGCAACGATGCCGGCAGCGGCACCGCCAACTCGGCGGACAGCGGCGGGACAACGGTGCCATTTAACGCGACGTTCGTGGACGTGCAGAGCATCACGGTCACGCCCCTGGCAACCACTGGGGTGATTGCGGTCTACGATTTTGTGGACGTCCCCAACCCCACGAGCTTCAAGGTGCTGCTGTTCAACACCTCAGGGACACGGGTGAGCGGCGGCTTCAGCTGGAGCGCTAGAGGAGTCTGATGGCAAACTGGTCAAACCCGGTGCTGACCAGCACCTACACAAACTTCCTGACTGAGGTGAAAGATCGGGACACCGATCTGGCCCTGCAGTTCGACGGCACCACCTCCACAAACGTTCCGACCGGGGCCATCCGGTGGAACAGCTCGGTCAACCGCTGGCAGAAGTGGAGCGGCGCCGCCTGGGGCGAGCTGACCACCCTGTACGCCTTGACGGGCCTGAGCACGACGGGCAACGCCTCGATCGGTGGCACCCTGGGCGTGACTGGGGCCACCACCCTGGCAGCGGCCACCGCCACCACCCCGGCCACGGCCGACAACAGCACCGCGGTTGCCACCACCGCCTACGTGCGAAACCAGGCCTACGCCTCGCTCGCCAGCCCAACCTTTACCGGCACGCCAGCGGCCCCCACGGCGGCCGTCAACACGAATACGACGCAGCTGGCCACCACCGCCTTTGTGCGATCGCAGATCAGCACAGAGGCGGTGGTGCTGTCGGGTGGCACCATGACCGGAGCACTCACCCTGTCGGGCAACCCCACGGCCGATCTGCAGGCCGTTCCCCGTCAGTGGGTCGAGGCCCTGCCAGCGAAGCGCAGCTGCAGGGTCGCAACGGCTGCGGCCCTGACGGTCACTGCCACGACCAGCACGCTCACCAATTCCGGCACCCTGGCGGCCATCACAATCGATGGCCTGGCTCTTTCGGTTGGCGACCGGGTGCTGGTCAAGGACCAGGCTGCGCAGGCCCAGAACGGGATCTACACCGTCACAACGGTGGGCTCCGGGTCAGTGGCATGGGTGCTAACCCGTGCTTCCGACGCTGACCTCTGGGCCGATCTGGTGGGGGCGCTGGTCACGGTGGAGCAGGGCACCGCCAACGACGACACCTCTTGGATCTGTGAGATTGCCCAGGGCGGCACCCTGGGCACAACCGCGATCACCTGGCAGCTGCTGAGCAATGCCCAGCTCGCCGCAGTTGGCACCCTGGCGACGGCCGGCCTGGTCACCCGCACGGCGGCCGACACCATTGCGGCCCGCTCGATTGCGGTCTCTGGCACCGGCCTGAGCGTGAGCAACGCCGACGGGGTGGCAGGCAACCCCACGGTGACCAGCAATGCCACGAACGCCAACACGGCAAGCACGATCGTCGCCAGGGACGCGAGCGGCGACTTCTCCGCCGGCACCCTGTCGCTTGTCAGCTTCAGCTACTCCGGCAACCCATCCAGCACGTCCACCGGGGGCCTGCAGCTGCCCTTCGGCACGACGGCGCAGCGGCCCACCGGCGCGACCGGACAGGTGCGGTTCAACTCCACCCTGGGCCAGTTTGAGGGCTACAACGGCAGCGCCTGGGGCACGATTGGCGGCGGCGCCACCGGCGGCGGCGGTGATGCCGTGTTCCTGGAGAATGGCAACACGGTCACCACCTCCTACACTCTCAGCACCGGAAAGAACGCCGTGAGCGCAGGCCCAGTCACCATCAACAGCGGTGTCGTGGTGACCGTGCCATCCGGCGCCAGCTGGGTGATCGTCTAACCCGAAAGGATCATGCCCATCACCATCGACGGATCTGGAACCATCGGCGGCGGCACCGCCACCACGGCCCAGACGGCGCAGGCCAGCACCAGCGGCACGGCTATCGACTTCACCGGGATTCCCAGCTGGGCCAAGCGAGTGATCGTCCTGTTCAATGGCGTCTCCCTCTCGGCTACTGCGAACCTGCTGGTGCAGCTGGGCACCTCGGGCGGGGTTGAGTCCACGGGCTACGCCTGCTCATCGGCCTACAGCGGCAGCAGCGTGGACGCTGGCGCGGCCTCGTCCACGTCCGGTTTCGTCGTGCGGGCGGGTGCGGCGGCTGTGACGGTGGGCGGCGCCATGCAGATCGCAACCGTAGGCAGCAACATCTGGGTTTCATCTCATGCCGGCGCTCGCACTGATGGCGGCGTGATTTCAAGCATCTGCGGCGGCGGCACGAAGACCCTGAGTGGCACCCTGGACCGGGTGCGCATCACATCTACCAGCACCGACACGTTCGACGCTGGCTCGATCAACATTCAATACGAGTGACGCCATGACCCTCAGACTGAACGGCTCCAGCTCGGGCTACGCCGAACTTGATGCTCCGGCGGTTGCCGGTAACAACACCCTCCGCCTCCCCAGCGGAAACGGCACCTCGGGCCAGGTTCTGCAGACTGATGGCAGCGGAAACCTCAGCTGGACCACTCTTGCCACAACCACGATCACAACCACGTCTTCGGCATCCGCCTCTGGCACGACCTCTACGATCACCACGGGGATTCCAAGCGCCACGAAACGGGTGACCCTGGCGCTGAGCGGCATCAGCACCGGCACAGCAGCCGCCATCTTGATTCAACTTGGGACTTCAGGTGGAACCCAGACATCGGGTTATAGCTCCAGCTCCAACGAGTTCTCAGGAAATGGCGTTGGAGCTGACACCGCCACAAACGGCTTCGTAATCCGCAACAGTGCAGCCACCTATGCCTTCACCGGGCTGGTGACCTTTGCCTTGATTGGCAGCACCACCTGGGTCGCCAGCGGCGTCCTCAGTGCTGGCGGGGCAACCATCTACACGGTCACAACGGCGGGGCAGGTTACGCTGTCGGGGGCACTGACGCAGATGCGAGCCACCACGGTCGGCGGCACTGCATCATTCGACGCCGGCACTTTCACCGTTCTCTACGAGGGCTGATTCATGAGCACCCTGCAGGCCCTCAACCTCAAAAACCCCAGCTCGGGCAGCAATAACGTCGTCCTCAATACAGACGGCACGACCACGATTGCGTCGCCCAGCAACATCATTAAGTCAGGCACGGCGGTCGCATCTACCAGCGGCACAGCGATCGACTTCACCAGC